GCAAATACTCCATCTTTTTCTTTACTCTTATCCCTAATGGTTTGTTTAATGTCCAATACCAACTCTTCATATTTCAAATCATCCTCTGCTTGTTTTTCTTCATCTATAACTTCAAACCAGCTTCCTCCGTTTAGTACATTGTCTGGGTGTATATCTAAAAAATTTTGTGTGGATTGATTCTTATAAGATACTTCTAAAAACCCACCATAAAAAATAATAGGTTCAACTAATGCGTGTTCACTTTGTTCGTCTATAAAAATTGATTTTTCATTTGGGCAATGTCTGATTGCTCTATTGTAACCAATTTGTTCGTCAAAGACTAATAATCTTCTATTCTTACCAACTTTTAACATAAAACTTTCTCCAGACCTGTTATCTGTAAGTCTGTAAGATTTGTTTGTGTATTTCTTTTTAGTTTGTCTTTGGTTAGACTTCTTTGGTGTATCTACTAAAACTTCTGTTTCTGATACATTTGTTTGTGGTTGTTTTTTTTGAAATGCCATTTTATTAAATATTTATTAAATTAAAAATTATTAAAAAAAAGGAGGATGACTTAATCATCCCCCCTTAGTTTTGTTTTAGGGTTATACTCCCTCGAACAACATGAAGTTGTTAGCACCCACAACATTCAACATTCTTTCTGACAAGTGGTGAACTTCCATTTTGTCATTAGAGTTTGTGTGAACACCTCCAACAGTACCAAGAACCCAAGTTTTATACTTTCTGTTCTCACCACCAGCTGCTCTGTATTTACATTGTAAGAATGGTACAACTTTTTTATCACCATTTCCTTGACCATTGTAAGCACCTTCGTAAACTTCTTTTGTTCCGATTGGTAGTAATACACCTCTAACTTTACCTGCTGATTCTTGTACAGCACCTAACAAAGTTGGGTCATTTAACAATTTCCAGTCGGTTTTGAAGAAGTTATAAGTACCTCTGGTAAATCCTTTGAATCCAAGATTAACTGCCATATCTTTACTGTTGTTAAACACACCATAAGAAATACCTCCGTCATATCCTGCGTTCAATTGACCAAGCATATTATCAATTGCTAAAGATTGGTCTCTATCGCAATATAACATATAATCTTGAATTTTACCTTGTGCATCAAATCGTTTTAAGATAGAATCCCAGTCGGTTAAATCATCAGCTAAACCTTGAAAAGTGTTACCTCTTGTTTTGATAGCATCGAATAAACCTTCTGTTCCACCATAACCAGCTGCTTCGGCAGCAGAACCAACTTGTGCTTTTTGACCAAGTAACATAGCTAATTCCATTCTGTCCTCCCATCTTCGTCTAGTGTCTTTTTCAGATTGTAAATACCAAAGGTATCCACCATCTTGTGTTTTAACCCATCCAATTTGTGTGGCATCAGAACCAGACACTTCATAAACATCTTTCAAGATGATTGGTTTGTTGTCTAAAATAGTAAAGTCGGTTTCCAAAGAACCTGACATACCCTCTGTCCCTTTTCTAAATTCAGAACCATAAACAAATGCTGTGATGTCAGTTAAAGCCAAAGCTGTAAATCCTGCACTATCGTATGGTGCTACTGTAAATGTATCGGCTGTTATCTCTGTGATAATACCTCTTCGTTTAACGGCTGCATCTGAAAGGTGTACTGTCTCACTAACTCTAAACACATGGTTAGCTTTGGTGAATACAGAACCCACTCTTGTTACATCGTTGTATCTAGTGTGTAATCTTCCTTCCTCTGTCCAAATTGATTTGTCAGAAGCCATAGAACTCTCTGCACCTAGCATATACAACATACCACTAACGGATTGTTTACCATAGATTGAAGCAAGCTCTTCGTGTGCATCTGGTGCATAGACACTTGTATAATCAAATAGTGAAATGTAGTTAGTAGGTAAAATCGTCTTACTAGAAGTAGGAGTTATTTTATAAGTTGGTGTTGCATTTAATGGCATAATTTTGTCTTTTTAATTGTTATTTTTTAAATCTAAGTTTCACTCCTTGTTCACCAATAAAATCTTTGAAACCTTCAATAACAACCCCTTTTTGATTATTCGTATTACCACTCATGGTTTTAGATTCTCCAAGTGTTGTATTTTTTGTCTCTCTGATTATTGAATCCTTACCTGAATTAAGACCTTGTTCATAAGCTAATTTTATAATATCATCAAAATATTGAATCTTTACAGCATCAGCTACTACTGCCTTGTGATTATAAGTACCATCCTCATTATACCAATGCGACATAGTATTTACAATCTCTGGTAGTTTTTTTCTATTTATCTCTGATAGTTTATAATCAATAACCAAATTATCATCTAGTTTTAATTTTAAATTATCTAAACTCATAGAAGCATTCTTAATACCCTCGTCATACTCTTTTTGAAATTTCTGACTAATTGTTTGTTGTTGTTTAACTTGTTTAGCTAATTCTAAATCTTGTTTAATCTCTGCTGGAAAACTCTCATAAGAAACCTCTCCTAATTTAGAAGTCATTTGATTTAAAACTTCTCTACCCTTAGTTGCATATTTTTTTAAATTCCTAAGTTTAGTAGAAGCATCTTGCTCATAATCGTCTTCATTAGGTCTTAAAGATTCTAATTCAGCATCAATTTCCTCTTGTGTAAATGTAGGGTATTCGTATTGCAGAAACTCTCTTGCTACTTCCAAATCATTTACCTTAGTGTAATCTTTTTGATACTTAATCCAATCCTCAATAGGTCTACCTGTTTTTTTTCTCCATTCATACAACTCCTTTAAATAAGGGTCGTCATCAAGTATAGATTCCTGTTTAGGTGTTAATTCGTCTAAACTCTGAATCTTTTTACCTAGTTTCTCACTTAGATAATTCAAAGCTAATTCGTCATTAATCTCAACAGGTTTTTTCTCTACCTCATTGATAATAGGGTCGGAAACATTTGATGTCAAAGAACTTTCTAATTCCACTTCCTTAGTGGAATCATTATTGTTTTTAGGTTGAGGTACTGGTTCTATCCAATCTGAACTTTCATCTACTTCATTTTTAATTACATCTTGTTCGACTTGTTCTACTTGTTCTGAACTACTCTCATCTGGTTTTGAAAAATCTAAATCATATTGTTCCGCACTTGATTCATTATTTTTAAAACCCCCTATTTTTAAATCGCTCATATCTATTGTATTAAATTAATATATTATGATGGTAAATATACAAAAATTTAAAACACATCTTTTTAAGATGGTTCTAATTCTGACATTTCTATCCCACCAGAAATATTATCCTCACTACTTTCAAAATTTATAGCAGGGGTGTTATAATTCCTCTGCTCAATCATTTTAGATGCTTGTGTGCTTTGTTTATCTTGTCTTTTATCTTTTCTATCTTCTTTATACTTCTCATTCATTATAGTTGTTTCAACATCAATACCTCTAAGTGTCATATTATACTCAAACTCTTGTTTCATTAATTCTGCTTTAGCTTGTTTCTCTGTTTGAATCCTATTTGTTTCTAATTCCATCTTAGCTTGTAACAATTGTAAATCAGCTTGTGTTTTTAACTGAATCTCCATTTGTTTATTTTGAGATGCTTGTTGTGCAGCTTTAATTTGAGCCTCTTGTTGTATTGTTGCTATTTTCTCTTCGTGTTCCCTTTTCTCTTTATCTCTTTTAACCCTCCTTATTTTAAGGACTTGATTTGCTAATTTGATGTTATTTATAGTCCTTATATCAATTGCATCATCTAGTGTAATAAGGGCTTGTTGTAAACCTTGTTGTATGTTTTGTTCTAAGTATTGTCTCTCTTGTGCATCTGGTCTTAATTGTATAACAACACCCATATCGTGTAAATGAAAATCTTTAAGGGATTCTAAAGCATTTACATTTAACTTACCAATAGCATTCATGTAAATATTTTTCAAATCAGAATAAGTGAATATGTCTTTTAATCTTAAAGACAATCCTTCACCCAATCTCTCTGACATATTAAGCATTGAATCTAATATATGTCTTGTAGCAGTATTAGAATTTAGTGCTAAGTTTTGTTGCACACCAACTGCCATATCGGGGTGTGGTGTTGAAGCATCTGCTCCTTGTGGTACACCAATAGAATCCCTTAATAAATTTAAGTAGTGATTATAAACATTAATTAATCTATCTAAACCATCTACAACTCCGTTTTTAAGTTCTCTTATTGGTTCTTTACCATAATTGTAATCCCCTTCTGTTGTGGTACTAGAACCTAAAATATTACCTGTTTCATCATAAATTTTTATGATTTCTAATGGTGTTAAAAAACTACCATCCCCTTTTGATATTTCATTTAATCCATCAACATCAATATAAATACCATTAGGTCTTGACTTAGCAATTAGTTGTTGTATTTTAATATGTATCTGTTGCATTTGGTCAACATAAGGTACAATCCTTTCAACCAAACTTTTAGTTCTATTCTGATACAACTCTGGTGCGTAAATAATATAATTAGAAGGGGCTATGTTTAAATAACCTTTTGGTCTAATCATATTCTCACAAAGTTTATAATTGAATATTTTTTCAGTCCCTAATATTAAAGTACCTTGATACCAAACATCTATAACTTTTTTAGATACATCAAAACCCTCGTTATCTTTATTTGTTTTATCAAATGTACTCTCCTTCTTATTCATTTTATAACCACCATTAGCTGTATATTTCTTTTTATAAGAAATGGTATTGATTGACTTAAATGTGAAATCCATAATACTGATAATATTATTACCAATTTCATCATCCGTATAAACTCTATCATCATTAGACTGACCATGATATACCCTCCATCTATTAGCTGTTTGTGATATTTCTTCTAACTCCTCATCATTAAAGGTATTTTGAGACATCCTTTTTAACTCTGTTATAGTTATATTCCTAACTTCACCGTAGTAATGCACATCCTTAAAATTCCTATGTAAAGGGTAAGAGTAAACTAAATTAGCTGGGTCAACCCTTTCTATTAATATACCTTTTGTTGGGTCTGTAATATGTTTTACAGCACCTATACCAATGGTTGTTATATCTTCTATTGTTTCACTTTGTACTTCATCATAATCATTTAAGTCAAGGGTATATTTTAAAGCCTCCTCCGTAGCAATTTCTATGGCAGGTTTATACTTTAACTTCATGTGTAAATCAACCTCCTCCTGTGTTTCTGGGTACTCCTCCACCTCTGTTGGAAAAATATCTACCCCTAAAATATCTTTAGCTTTTTGCATTATAGGTTTAGTTACTATAAATCTATCTAAAGATTTTCTATAATTCTCTTTTAGGTCAGTTGAATATTTATCTAAGGCTTCTGCTTTTACATCAAACAACCTCTCTGTCATTTGATTAACAATTAGCTTTACAAACTTTGGTACAACCTGTAAGGGTCTCCAATCATAATTTATATAAGACATATCATCCCCACCATTCAATAGGTCTTTATATATCTTGGTGGATTGTTCACCTCTAGCATAAAGCCTTAATTCGTGGTATTTATCCCTCCTATCATAGAATGTACATATACTATCATTCTTTCTATTAAACCACTCGTACTCAATAGCTTTTGCTACTTGTAAACCAAACTCATCCTTGTTCTTTTCTTCGTCTGGTGCTAAGTGGTTAGGGAAACCTGTTCTTTTTACTAATTTTTCTTCTTTTGACATATCTATTATCTTCTTCTTGAATATTTTTGACTAACATCCCCATTATTTGTATATTTTCTTAATAAAGCTGTTACAACAGGGGTGTGGTTATTTTCTTTTTTCTTCTCCCCTTTATATTTTTCTACTCTACAAGCCATTATAGCTAAACCACTAGATATAGTTGCATCAAACTTAGTTCTATCTTCTGGGTTGAATCGTAACCAATCTACTAATGTTTCGTTAAATAACATACCTCCCATTTCCCCCTCATCCCTTGTTTCTGGGTTGGTGCTAATACCAACATACTTTTCAATCCAAGAACCAATACTATTCATGTGTGAATCTAATATATCTTTACTAGACATTGGTTGCCCTCCGTATTCAACCTCATTCGGATTTAGTTTATGTTTGTGTCTATCTAATCTATCCATAACAAAACCTCTGTACCCTCTATTCCTCATGTGCCTAAGTAAATCAATCCTATTACTTTCAACTAGGATAGGTGAACCATAAAACCTAACACACTTTATAACATCCTCAAAGAATATAGTTTCATCTGATGGTCTAGCTATATACTCTAAAACAAATGTATTTGCTGGACAACCCCCTTCTGGGAACAAAACACTTAAACCATGTAAAGCTCCTTTAGAACCCTCACCATGTGTACTTTTTAAAGAGAAAGGGTCGCATCCAAAACGGATTAAATCTTTATTTAGTGGGAAATAACTACCATTTATTTTTTTTACTCTGTTAGCTAAATGTTGTGTACCATCTACTACTGATGGCATCCATGCTATCTTAAACCTACCGTTTCTGTTTGGGTAAAAGATAACATCGCTATCCTCACCATCTGCCCAATCCAAATTACCTATTGTGTATAAAGTTTCTTGTGCTTGTGTATTATTATGGTCTATTTGTTCTTGTAGTTTATCAGAGTTGAATACACATTGGTTAGAATCATTCCTCATCATATATTCAACAGTTCTAGGGTAAGTTCTAACCTGTTCGTTATATGCTGTATCACTCTGTTTTCTTTTTTGGTTTTCTATGGCGATTAAATACTCCTCTGAACCTTTAGTTATCTCTTTACCAAAAACATTTATTGTACCTTTAGGTGGTGTTGTAGTCCAACATTTACCATAAACATCTGTAAACTCCTCCATGTTTTCTTGTGCTGGTAGGAAGTGGAAATACAAACCTGTTGATGTCTTATCTGTTTCTTTATCCCTATCTTGTACTTTAGAACCAGTAATTAATTCTATACCTTGTTCTCCACCTTTTGCGTGTACACCCATAGTAGAACCAGCTAACATTTTACCAACAACCCTTCCGTTAGGCATCATAGTTGGTGCAACCATTGATAAATGTACTACAACATCGTTGGGTTTTTCAATTTTGAAAATTTCATCCAGTATGTAAGTATCTAACTTAATAGAGTCATAAGAACTATTCTTAGTATTTCTCCAATCTATACTTGTGTTAAAATAATCTGATATTTCAATCTCTTGTGTTTTCTTTTTCTCCCTACTGTTGTCAACAGGTTGTCCAAAGAATAGTTCATTTGGAGAATCTAATTTACCCCTAACCACAGGTCTTAACCAAAAAGGTAAATTCATAAAAGCATAAGTCATTTTAGCAAAGGCTTCTGCACCATCCGCTCCAGACTTACTCATCATACCGTGTTTTGTATTCTTTGCTTTGGTGGCTCTATTTAGTGTAGCGAATATCGCAGCGTATGTAAACCC